CCAGCCTCTATCAAAGTTTGCAATGATCTGGCCATCTCGCTTTAGCATCAGTTTTGAAATCCTACCTTCATCAATGCCGTAAGGGGAGCCTAAGTCAAAGCTTTTGATCCAGTACTGAATGGTTCTGTTTTCGACTTTGATTTTACCTTTTCTCCACATGGTCTAACTCCTCCTTAAATCCTAACCAAGATCGCCGGTAGAATTTGCTTTTCACCAGTCTGCCAGTCGATGTAGCTTGTCTTAACCTTGGTAAGTCCGTCCATCCTGCAGCCATGCTTTTCAAATTCGGCAAGGGTTGCGATCAGCCCTGAGAAGGTGCTTGAAATGGTGATGTGGTCTATTCCGTAGGCTCTGCAGGCTTTAACAATGGGTTCAATGTCGTAATCCCAAATGACCTCAGAAAAGTCGATGGTGTCGTTTCCTGCTTCCTTGCTTCTTTCGTAGGCCCAGTACATGGTGCTGTTAATTCCTGATTCCTTAAAGTTTGCGCCGGTTGCTTTGGCTTCTTCAAATGCTTTGATTTCTTTCATGTTCTCATCCTCCATTTAGTGTGGTTTTGTTTTGGTATTACATATATCACTCTAAACGAGAATAATAGCAAGTCATTTCTGTAGTAATAGAGCAGGTTTCTGGCCTAGAGGCTAATCTTCAATCCCACAGTAGCGTGGATAGTCGTAGCCTTCAGGATTGGTGAGTATCTTTTCACCGGTGTCTTTGTTAATGACCCTAATGCATCGAAGCTCACCTTTTTCGTTGGTCCCACCATCTGACTTCTTGATCCAGGGCTGATCCTCTAGAAAATCACTGGTGAACTTCTTGAACTCTGAATCACTGAGTTCAACTTCTCGAATCACAGTGTATTCGGAGCCAATGACGCCATCTTCCTTTGCTTCTTCAGTTGCTTCTTTTAGTTCCTTAAAGTTGTAGAACTTTCGACCAAATAACGCCTTCATTGCTGTGACTCCTTCCTAGAATTTTCATCGATGACCTTGCAGGAATCAATGCCGTAAACCACATTCAAACTGCTCCCGTTGTCCCACTGAACCATGATGGAGCCTGTGTCGTCCACGCCCCACACGGTGCCTTTTGTGCCTGTTGGTGGTGCTTGCACATCATCCATCGAAAGGAGCTGAACCCTGGTGCCAGCGGGGTACTGCTTGCGTAGGTGGGCCAGCCTTTCTTTACTGATCGGTTTCATTAGGAGCACCTCCTTTGAAGGCACTGCTGCCGGATAGGTTCTGAAGAAGAATCTTTCTGTGAGTTTTGAATTCTTCTCCAATAAATCCGAGGCGGAGAAGGAAGCAGCGAAATGCGTATTTCTCATTGTCGACTTCTTTCTCTTTTACGGTGATTCTCTTTTGGGTTTTCGCCATCTTACAAAGCTTTGTAATGAACTGGGAGTAGGCTTTTATCTCGTCTGGGTTTGGCAGTTTTGAAAACCAAGGGAAGCTAATGCGTTTTTCATCGGCTTCAATGGGAAGGGCTTCCACATCAAGCGCTTTCTTAATGAGGCTGCCTTTTGCCTCTAACAGTTTAGCTAGCTTCTCCAGGTCTTCATCGGAAAGGGAGTCTTTTGGTATCTGGATGATGAGTCCAGTTTCCTCGGTCTCTGCTTCAGCAGGAGTGGGTTCATCCACATCAGCTTCAAACCCTGCATCTTGTAGCTTTTTCATCAGCGTCTTGATATTGTCCTGATCCAATTCGTTGTCAAAGGTTAGCTCTCCGTCTTTTCCGATGTGGTAGGGTCCGACCTGGTAAGCACAAGATGGAACTCCCAGGTATTTTGAAGGAATCTCTGTGATTTCACTGATGAGCTTCACCAGCTTTTTACGTTCGTTACCAGTTACGTTGTAATTGATTTTCATGGTATTGACCTCCTTGTTATTTTGCTTACTACATATATCACTCTAAGTGATGTTAATAGCAAGTCTATCTTTCGATAGTTGTGTTATTTATTTTCAGGGAGGTCGCTGTAGCGGTATTCTTTGCCGCCACGCAGGAGATAGACATCATCTGAAGTCTGTGCTCCAGAAATGAACCTTTCGACTATGACGTCACAGAACTTCTCATCAAGCTCAATGGTGTGACAGATTCGCTGGGTCTGGTCACAGGCAATGAGGGTGCTGCCAGAGCCGCCAAAGGGATCAAGGAAGATGCAGTTACTGAGACTTGAATTAAGGATTGGATGAGCCACAAGAGCCACCGGCTTCATTGTTGGATGAGAGCCATTCTTCTTAGGTTTTTCAAATTCCCAGATGGTCGTTTGCTTTCGATCGGCATACCAGTTGTGCTTGCCTTTCTTCTTCCATCCAAAGAGCACCGGTTCATGCTGCCACTGATAAGGGGACCGACCAAGAACCAACGATTGCTTTTTCCAGATGCAGGTGCCGGAGAGATAGAAGCCAGCTTCAGAGAATGCCTTTCTAAAGTTCAGCCCTTCCGTATCTGCATGGAAAACATAGATGGAAGAATCCTGTGTCATGACAGCTTCCGTATTGGTAAAGGCAGCCAGTAGGAATTCATAGAAAGCAGAATCACCCATGTTGTCGTTTTTGATTTTACCGGCTGAGCCTTCATAGTTTACATTGTAAGGGGGATCTGTCACCACAAGGTTTGCCAGCTTTCCATCCATGAGAAGCGTGAAGGTTTCTGCCTTTGTAGAATCACCGCAGACCAGTCTATGGGGACCAAGTTTCCAAACATCACCAAGTTTTGTCATGGCGGGTTTTTCCAGCTCTGCATCCACATCAAACTCATCATCATGTATGCCTTCCTTCAAGGAATCCTTAAACAGGTCATCCAGTTCAGAAGGATCAAAACCAGTAAGGGAAACATCGAAATCCGCACCCTGCAGATCAGCAATAAGAAGAGCTAGCTTATCCTTATCCCAGTCGCCACTGATTTTATTTAGGGCAATGTTGAGGGCCTTTTCTTTATCTTCATCCATCTCGATGACTACACACTCAACTTCGGTCATTCCTAAATCCAGGAGCACTTTCAATCTCTGGTGGCCACCTACAACTCTGCCGGTTGTCTTGTTCCAGATGACTGGTTCAACATAACCAAACTGCTCAATGGAGCGCTTGAGTTTATCGTATTCTGCATCCCCGGGTTTTAAATCCTTACGCGGATTATAATCAGCGGGAAGTAAGAGCTTAGTTTTCAGTTTTTCAATCTTCATATCTTTCCGCCACCTTTCTCAAGTTTAAATTGAAATCCACGTTCTCCCACGGGAAGAGTGATGAGTTGAAGTGGCCGTAGGTTGCTGTATCGGAGTAGATTGCATTTCTTAGGCGCAGCTTTTCAATGATGGCCGCTGGACGTAAGTTAAAGATCTCTTTTACCAGTTCACTTAAATCCTCATCACTGATTTTCCCTGTGCCAAAGGATGTCACATTAACCGCTACTGGATTTGCTTTTCCGATTGCATAAGAAATAGCGACCTCGCATTTATCAGCAAGCCCGCTCCAAACAATATTCTTAGCAATATACCTGGCCATATAGGCACCACTTCTATCAACCTTAGTTGGGTCCTTTCCGCTGAGTGCGCCGCCACCATGGGAAGCCAGACCACCATAGGTGTCGACCATGATCTTTCTGCCAGTCAGCCCAGTATCAGCAGCAGGGCCACCCTCAACAAACCTGCCTGATGGATTGATGAGAATTTCTGTATCATCATCTAATGGAAAGTCCTCAAAGCATTGCCAGAGCACGTTGTTTAAGATATCTGATTCTAGCTGCTTTTGTGTTTTATCTTCGTGGTGCTGAACAGAAACTACCACAGTCTTAACGCGGATAGGTTTATCCCCATGATACTCAACTGTAACCTGTGCCTTTCCATCGGGGAGGATACCCTTGATGATTTTTCCCTTGCGACATTCATCAATACGCTTTACGATTCTATGAGATAGAAGTAAAGGTAGAGGCAGTAGCTCACGGTTTTCGTTGGTAGCATAGCCATAGACAGTGCCTTGATCACCTGCACCGATGGAACCGTATGGATCAATAATTCCATTTCTTGCTTCAAGTGCTGTATCTACGCCAGCAGCAATATCTACACTTTGATGATGTACAAACACAAACACTGTAAATTTCCAAGGACTGTAGCCCACCTCACGAAGTACATTTTTTACGATAAGGCGGATGTTGATTTTTTCGCTGCAGGTGATCTCGCCCGCCACGATGATTTTACCTTTAGTAGCCATGACTTCACATGCCACACGTGAAGCTTTGTCTCTGCGAAGGCAAGCATCCAAAATGCTGTCAGCGATTAAATCAGAAAGCTTATCAGGATGTCCCTTGCAGACACTTTCTGAGGTTCTGTAGTTTTTACTCATATCATTATCTCCAATCTGTTTTTATTTGCCCCTTCGAGCAGAAAGAAGTCTTTCCATCACATCATCCTGCGGATTTGCTCCTTTGTAATCGCCAGTACAGTTTTCTTTTACGATCTGGAATATCTCAAACCACAGACGATTGGTCTGGTTCATGTAGTTCTGGCCCATGGATATATAAGGACTTTGAATGGCGTTTCCAGTAGTGGGATGCTTAGCAAGAAAACCATATTCAGTAATGGCTTCTTCACATTGAATCCACCTGGCAACACTCATGGAATACCTTTCAAGGAGCTGTGGAGAAACCAGAGCAGCGCAGCCACGCTTATCCAGCCACTGCCATGTGGCTTTGTAGATTTCACCAGCCACCAGAGCTTTACCATCTTTTTGAATGGCTTCGAGCATCTTATTTGGTTCAGGCATTTCTTGTCCCTCAAGATCTGCAGTATCGGAAAATTCCATCACCGTCAGCTTCCTTCCACCAAGATTACCTTCGGCTATTTTGTCAGCCAGAGGTTTCTTTTTTGCCCCTGCACCAACACGAGCGCCACCTCTGTTCGTACCGTCTTTTGCCAATGATTACACCTCCTTCACAAAAGTGGGGGCTATACCCCCGTTTGAATCTGCGTTTTTTAACACGACACCCCAGCCCGCTGTCCGGATTGAAAAGTTGTAGGGATTTTACCTCCCCCACCGGTCACCACTCTCAGCGGTAATCTTTGAGTGACATGACTTACAAAGGGCCATCAGGTTACTGGTTTCATTGCCACCGCCTTTGGAGAGAGGGAGGATGTGGTGGACTTCTTCGGCGGCTACAATTCGTCCGTTCTTATCACACTCCTCGCAAAGAGGATGGGCTTTGATGTAGCGATCCCTGATACGCTTCCAGGACCTACCGTAGCGTTTATTGGACGCAGGATCTCGTTGGTACTGGTTGTAGCGTTTTGTTACCACCTTCTTATGCTCGGCGCAGTACTCTCCGCCGTCTGCAAGCCGACCGCAGCCTGGGTAAGCACAAGGACGTTTAGGTTTGTATGGCATGGGTTCACCTCCTTTGGGCATAAGAAAAGCCCTCGTGGGGTGTTCCCATGAAGGCTTGTTTACATTGTGGCTCACTTTATATATAAGCACACATCGTAGGTATCATTCTATGTTATTTAGTATCCAACTAATCAAAGATACCAGTTTTTAATAGGATTTCTTTGTGGGGCTTACATTCCTTACAGACATAGTGTCTGTCCCGGAGATAGTTTAAGGATCTTACTTCATCACCACAGAAGCGGCAGTGGGGGAAGTAGTAGGTCATCCTTCCAGCTTTTGAGATTCTGACGTTGTCTTCTTTAGCTTCACGGTAGCTCATTTTTACAAACCTCCATTTTACATATAATCACATGCGGTGGGTATCATTCTATGGTTTTAGGTATCCTGGTTTAAAATCTTACTGCAAACTTCCAAGGCAGCGTTATGCATTTTGTAGAGATGGTGGATGGTGTAAGACATATCCACTGCGATCTTTTCCCAGGTTAGAAAACAAAGGTAGCGCTTCTCAAGAAGCGTCTGGTACTCAGAGTTTTCTATGGACTTGATGATGGTCATGATTTCACGTTTCGAATCTACAAGACGAATGATGTCCTGATTGATTTCTTCCTGCAGGTCGATGATTCTGGCAATCACATCAGCCATTGTTGATGTTGAGCGGTTCGGATTTCTTGGCATTGCACTCAAAGTCGATGTGGCTCTTGTGGCCAGTGCATTTAAAGATTCTAATTGTTCAAACTTACTACGGATCCGATGGTCAATGCGATAAGCTTTTGAGAAGTATTCTCTTGCGTTTTGTTTATTCATATCAGCCCTCCGAATATTTTAGATTTCACTCGGATTGGCGAGGATTGTCATAGGTTGTCTTAGATTTTCAGATCTGCCTTTACGGCATTGATGAGTGCAGCTTGGGTGCTATTCTTTTCTCTTAGTGCTTGAAGGATACGTCCATCGATGGTGTCTTTGGTAATGATGTGTTGAACAACAACGGTATTTTCTGTTTGTCCCTGTCTCCATAGGCGGGCATTGGTCTGCTGGTAGAGTTCCAAGCTCCAAGTTAGGCCAAACCATATAAGGGTGGAGCCGCCTTGTTGAAGGTTCAGGCCATGTCCTGCAGAAGCGGGGTGGATTAAAGCTACTGGTAATTCACAACTGTTCCAGCTCCGAATACTTTCAGAAGAATCAAGGCGAGAGAACTTTATTTTATTGTGCTGCAGCCTTTCAGTGATGCGCTCAAGATCATGCCTAAACCAATAGGCAACTAGGACGGGTTTTCCATTAGCGGCTTCAATGAGATCTTCTAATGCATCCAGCTTTCTGTCATGGATCCGCATAATCTCTTGGGTATCTGAGTAGACAGCTCCGTTGGCCATTTGAGACAGTTTGCCTGAAAGAGAAGCAGCATTGGCTGCGGTGATATCTCCACCAGGAAGCTGAAGGACTAGGTCGCGCTTTAATTCCTCATAGCGTTTACGCTCTGGTTCTGAAAGCTTTACTGGATACTCTGAACTGATGAGTTCTGGCATCTTCAAATGGTCAGTGGATTTCATGGATATGGTAATGTCTGAAATCTGTCGGTAGATGGCATCCTCTGCAAAGGGTAGAGGCTTGTAACTAAAGATGATCTGACCATTACGCTTATCTGGAATAAAGTAGTCGTCTCGATACTTGCCAATAAATCTTCCCAGTCGTTTACCCATATCCAGAAGCCTAAACTCAGCCCATAAATCCATGAGTCCGTTTCCAGTAGGAGTACCAGTTAAACCCACCATCCGCTTAATACGGGGACGGACTTTCATCAAGGCTTTAAATCTCTTAGCCTTGTGATTTTTAAAGGATGAAAGCTCGTCGATAATCACCATGTCATAGTTAAAAGGGATACCGCTGTCTTCCACAAGCCACTGGACATTTTCTCTGTTGATGATGTAGATATCCGCTTTTTTCAAAAGTGCAGCTTTTCTTTCTGTTTCAGTACCAACAGCCACAGACCAGATGAGATGATCTAGGTGTGACCATTTCTCTAGTTCTTGGGGCCAGGTGTCTCTTGCCACACGAAGAGGTGCAACTACTAAAACTTTATGAACCTTAAAGCTGTCAAAGAGTAAGTTGCTTATGGAGGTGAGGGTCAGCACAGTTTTTCCTAACCCAAGCCCATGTCAAGAAATATGGCAGCAATGGGGTTGTTTTCGATGTAGGCACTTGCGTATTGCTGATAATCATGTGGTATGAACTTCATTTGGCATCACCTCCCATATCGGATAATATTGTCTTTATTCCTGCTACGCTATCAAGCACATAAACCTTGAAGCCAAGATCACGAAGGAGCTTATGTCTTGCCAGTTGTAAAGGTCGAGGCTTCTTCCCAGGGGCTTTGACTTCAACAAATGCGATTCTACCTCCGGGGAAAAGGATTAACCTATCCGGCATGCCATCAAAACCTGGACTGACAAACTTTGGTGCAATGCCACCCATGCTTTTTACGGTGAGTACTAACTTTTGCTCAATGAATTTTTCATTCATAGCTCATAGATCCTTTCTACTGGATCCACAAGGTCAAAAGCGGCGTAGGTAGCAGCTAGAAAGCTAGTGATCGGACGTCCTTTATGTTTCCATATGGATTTTCCATTGCAGCTGACGCCATAGTGGTTCTGGTTGAATCTGCTTTGCTGAATGTTGACCCAGTTGTCTTGGTATTTAAGACTAAACCCACCATAGCGGTTTTCTTTCCATTTACGGTTTGGAAAGTTACTTCTTCGTTTTGCCCGATTTTTCATGAGACGCTCACGTTCTTTAGAAGCAAGGACATCGCCTTCCATGATACCGGCACATATGCATCCAACCTTTATGTCTTCAAAGTAATCATCATGATGCATCACATGGACAAACCTGACTCTACTGCAACCACAAAGTTCACAGGTATAAAGGCCATCACTAGAGTTTTCTTCTTCAATATCAATCACATCATCACAATACCAACCATCCAGTGGGGCATTCCATTTTCTTAGTTGCTTTTGACACCTAGCAATATATGCAGAGTTGACTTCGTTATTTTTCATTTCATTGACCTCCTTAGTTAAGCTGTTCCTATAACCCAGAAATCCCTTACGCGCGCAAATGTGCGTATTTCGAGTCTTACTGGTATTATTTTTTATATTTCTAATTAGATAAAGATATTAGGAACACAGGAACATAACTTATGTGGGGGCCTAGCGGCGGCCCCTTTGGGGTGTTCCTGAAAGTGTTCCTATCCTGATATTCCAGGAACAAAACCTGTTCCAGGAACAGTTCCTAGAATTAGCTGTTTCCAGGAACAGACCTGGGAACAGACTTAGGAACAAACATATACTGTGGTCCATAAAGGGTAGTTCTATCTTTTTTCGGTAGACGTTCCCAGTCCAGTTTTATGAGAATTGCAGAAAGTTCATTGGAGTCGGTGCGCTTAAGATTTGACCGATCCTTACCAAAACACTCACACCAGATTTCCATATTGCAGACACTTTGTCGCTTATTGGTGCCAGTGCGACCAATGCCGCCAAGCTCAACTCCACTTAAGAAGTTTCTTCTTTCGAATAGATCCATCTGTTCCCAATCATCAGGGAGCAGTGTATCCAGGTATTCTCTGACCAAGCCTTCACGCTCATCGGATTCCATGGCATCACGCTGCTCAGCCTTGGCCAGCTGCTCCATGGAGGAGTCCAGATAGAGCTTTTCACCAGCCTTGACGTATACCAGGGCCTCTGCCCATATCTGCTGGATCTCTTCAGCGGTAATCTGCCAGGAGTATTTACTGCCACCACCGGGAGTCTTCACAGGCCAGAAACGACGATTTCCCGTTGTATCTCTAAGATAGCCGGACTCTGCATTGGTGGTACCGAAGAAGATGCACTGACGCTGGTGAGGGGTTGCTCGTTTTCCAAAAGCCGCACGGTAGATATCATTTTGCCTTGAGAGGAAAGAACGCAGGGTTTCCACTTCAGCTTTCCTAAGACCTGCCAGCTCACCAATTTCAAGTATCCAGTAGCCTTGCAATTTCTCTGCAGCGGTTTTGTCTTTTGTATCTCCAAGGTTTAAGCTGTCGGAGAACCATTCGCCAGCAAGCTTTGAGATGAGCGTACTTTTACCGACGCCCTGCGGCCCGTTTAATACGAGCATGGAGTCAAATTTACACCCAGGATTCTGAACACGACTTATGGCAGCACATAGGGTTTTTCTTGTAACAGCACGGACGTACTTATTGTCATCAGCTCCAAGGTAATCAATGAGTAAGGTATCTAGTCTTGGTACCTTGTCCCATTCCGGTAAAGAGTCCAAATATTCTCGAATGGGGTGATAGGACCTATCGTCAGTGACTTTGGCTACAGCAATTTGATAGTTTCTTTGGGAGAATGTCCCGTAGTTTGAATCAATATAACTGATAAGTTGAGCATCATCTGCGTCCCGCCAGTATTTTGATGGGTGGTTCCAAGGGACGCTACCTTTGATCTCCATTCCATCAAGCTGCTGATTAAATACCAGTGCCTGTAGATTTGGGTCGTTCTGTAGAATAAGCGTGATGTTGTGCAGATTGTTTTTTAGAACAGTTGAGCGGGGTTCATATTCCAACCTTTTCTGCCAATCTGTATCCTCATCATCAAAATCATCCATAGCACGGGATTGCCTTTCTTGAACCAAGAGAAGCTTTACCTGTTCATCCTTTGAGGCAAATTCTGTCATGGCCTTGTAGGAAGGAAGCTTTGTTATAGGTGTTTCTTCTGGATATTTATCATCAAGGTTTCTAAATTGGTGGAGCCTTACCAGGTCAAAGGCATTGAGGAGCTTTCCGCATAATGGATCCGTGGCATGATGGGAGTAGACAAACTTGTCATCATGAACCACCACACCTGCAGCGCTATCAGCGGGGATGTAGTCATATCGTCCCGGCATAGCTGAAGGCTCATAAACATCAGATAGAAAAGCTGATATGGCATCTGTGATGCTATAGGTCCTACAGAAAGCCCCAACAATTCCTGGTTTAGAAAGTGGATCAGCTTGTTCAGCGATGCGTTGTTTCTCAACTTCCGACTGACGAGAGGACACTGGCCAGGTAGATGCATCTTGCCAATCATCATATTTAGCCAGGTAATCATCTGGATTTAAGAGATCTCCGTCTTTTTCTTTGTACAGGAATTCTCCGTTTTGCGAGGTAGAGGGCCAGTACATCAATCGATGGGGTTCATAGGTGCTGTCATCAAAGAGATCAATGCCGACTTCCTTGGCCACCATTCTTGCCACAGCGGGATACTCAGCCTCACTCACTTCACGAGAGAGTGGAATAACAAGTCTGATTCGAGGATATTCCGGCGTGTGCTTATGGGTGGAGTAAGCGCAGCACTTATATGGAAGATGGTCGATGGTGTCATCCCATATACCGGGCTTGCCATAATCCATATCAAGGAGGATCATGGAGCGGCACAGTACGTTTCCCTTTTTACGACGACCATCCCGTAAGTGACCAGCCACATAGCCACCGACATCTTTGACGGAAGATTGCTGGTCTTTAGACATTTTTCTGTATTCTTCTATGGTTTCAGTAGTACGAATGGTGGAGCTGACTCTGGTGCAAAAATCCTCCCAAGAGATCTCGTTGTTTTTCCACTTTTTATCCATACGACTGTTACCGTAAGAAATCTTCATTTACAAAACCTCCTTACACTGAGATGAAAAATAGCGAATTGGGTAGTTCTTACGTTTTGCCCAGTTGATCTCTGCTCTCATGCCGGAGGAAATGTGGCTTCCAAACACCCAAACCTCGGAGCACTTTGACATCAGTACATTTCCAAAGAACAAACCAAGTTCTCGTTCATCAGGATCACTGTCATCAAGAAACTGAGTAAAAAGTAGATGTGGAGCGATAGGGATGTTCCCCATCGAAACCGCGAACCTACTATAGCGTCTGGCAGAGTCGGTGTTTCTTTCAATATCACCTGAGTAGGGTGAGCAGATATACACAAGTGGACGAAAGGCTCTAGCGGCCTTTTCTCTTTGTTCAATTTTAGTTAAGGCATCATAAGCAGTGGGGTCGTAGTAACCTTCAGCGTTAAATTTATCAATTCCCAT